TAGATGCTTCTGCTCTCATTTTACCGTCTTCAATATAAAAGTAAAATGTACCTACACAAAAAAGTGTAACTATTACAACCATCAATGTCTGAAATATAATTTTAAACTTTTTTAGCATAATACTCATAACCTGACCACACTTTACCGTCTTCATCTGTAAACGAAGGTATTTTGACCTGATAAAATGTTAAATTCTCCTTTAACTTTTCTACTTTAGCAAAAATAGTTTCTGCTTGTTTTAAAGTATAATTATCGTAAATATCTTTCGCCCAATTGCCAAGGTAATATTCTTTAGTTGTACCTGATCTATTGGATGGTTTTATCAGTTCAGTTAATTGTATTAATGCCTCACCTACCCTACTTTTAATATAGGGATCTAGTTCTTTCACTTTTCTTGCCATAATATATCTTTCTATGATTATAAATCTAAACCGATTTTATTTAATTTCGGTCTAAATGAATAAAATAATTTATTGTGATTACCAGTATCATTTTTATGTAACATTTGATACAGGTGAATCATTTCGTGTGCTAGTGTTTCCACAAACTCTTTTTTATTTCTGTATTTTGGTAACATCTGTAAATGAAATTGTACAGTTCCTTTACCTTTCCATTCCCATAGTATAACTTGACCATAACACTTTTGCCATTTTAAATCTTTTAGTTGTATATCGTTAAAAGGTTGCAATACATTTTTAAATATTGCTTTATTAAGTATAGCAAAATACTTTTTAATATCTTTGTAGGTAGTTCTATATTTGTTATTGCTTACCAAATCACGCTTTAGCATTTTTTTAACTCTCATATTTCTCGTGTTTGGTTTTTTGTTTGTATTTTTCATCTTTGATAAATTGAATAACTCCCATTGTTATACACGATAAAATTATAACTTGTAATTCCATCGGCATTTCTAAAAATATTTCTATCATTGACAATCCTTGTCTTTGATCTTACTATCTTTAAGCAATAAACATTTGTGTTGTTTATCTAATTCTAATCTCAAATCTGTCATAACTCTATCCATAATCAAAGGCAAACTTGCCTCTATGATAGGTATGATTTCTAAAGCAAACTTGTGTGCTAAGTTTTGTAGTTCGCCTTCTAATACTTTCATTTGGTCTATATCAGTACCCTTAACGGTCTCTACGATAATATGACCTGTCGTGTTTATAACTCTCTCATCTGCTTTTAAAGCATTAAATATACTCCACGACCAGATATATACAAATGCTAAAAATAAATATAATAATTGTTTTCTCATATTATTTATAATAACAGACTTATAGCACAAAGTCAAGCGATAAAAAGTGTTGATTTTAAAGGGTTTTTAGGGGTGTGTTATGAGAACAAAGCGTGAACACCCCTATAAATGTGTGGTTTTACTTATTGATTCTAGTAAAATCGTCTGTCCAATTAAATGTTTCTTTAACTAGATTTGATGTTAAACCTTTGTATATATTATTAAGGTTTTTATTTTTAATTGCCATTAGGACTTCAGCGTCTTGTTCGTGTAATCCTTCTAACATCTGTATAAACATAGTTTCTTTTTTTAACTTGTTTATTGTATTGTTTCCGCCAACAACAAAATGATATAGTTTTTTAGCCTCGGATGCTAAACTTGTATGTTCAGTACCAGCAGGTGCCTCATTTTTGATATAAGGTGGATTGCCTTCAGGTAGATCAAATTTAATTTTAGGATCAAAAGCAGCTTTTAAAAGTTGCCTCATTGCCTGATTATCAAATTGCTTTAATATAGCAATCTTACCTGTCTTGTCTTTAGCGTTATTGATTTTTGTAAAAATCTCGTGTACAGTAGGAGCACCTGAACCCTCATTACCAATACCCGATTGTATTTGTTGATTTGTTATAGCCATAATATCCTCATTGTTTAAAAGTCATTAATCTTATCTATCAATGTCTTCAGTTTTTTACCTATGAAGTAAGGTAACAGGAGCGACCTGTCTTTTACTTTATAGTTTCTATATGTATTTATAATGTTAGTTTCTATTGTCTTTGGTATTTGGGACAAGTCAATAAGTTTCTTGTTCCTATTGTAGTTCTTTTTTGTTTGTGATCCTAAAGGTATGTTATCTATATCTGACCATTCTTCTAATTGTGCTTTTTTAATAGGTTTCTGTCTTTCACCTTTTTGAAATACATCATCATTACTTAATATATTAGGTACACCATCTGATCTATCACCTTTGATTATTTGTTCTCTTAAAAATTTAATAGGATCCTCTTGTTCACCTATATAACCTTTTAATAAAGGCGACCATTGATACACATTACCATAATGATGTAGTTGAATAAAGTCTTTGTCACCTGATACAATTAGGTACTTGTCTTCTTCTTGTAATTTACAAATTGTAGCGATTAAATCATCTGCCTCACTATTAGCAACATACATAACTTTGTATGGAAAGTTTTCTTTTACTTCATTCTTAATTTCTGTAATAATTTTAAAGATGTTATCCCAATCAAAAGGACCATCTTGTCTAGCAGCTTTTCTACTGTGTTTATATAATGGAAAAAAATCTCTACGCCAAGGATCACCTGCGTCTGAACATAGTACCATATCACCATATTCTTCTTTGAATTTTACATTGATACCTCTTAAAGAGTTTAGTACCATAAACCTAATCATTTCTTTGTTAGGTTTAACATCTGCTTTACCTCTTACCTGTGCCATCAGGTTTGATATTAACACTTGATTGAGGTCAACTAATATCATAAGTATTTCTTTTTATACCATTTATAAAATGCTTTATCTTTAAATAAATCCATAACACCTGCCGCTGATACTTGATCGCTTCTGATACAATCAGCATAGTCTTGGTATTCTGATTTTTTAATTTTTGTCATAGATTTATTTTTCATATAAATTTTTTAGTGATTGTTCTACACTAGATAGTGGTTCGTTTTTCTTGTTTTCTTTTTTATAATAATACATTGCAATCAAATAAGCAATAGTAAAACCTACTACTGTTACCGTGCAACCTATAAATCCTAGTAATAATCCGTGTTCTAAATCCATAGTATTATGTGTTGTGTATGGGCGCCGAAGCGCCCAATACTTATTTTAATTATGCTGAGTAAGCAACTTGTTTACCGAACACTTTTGTCATACCAGCAACTAAAATTGCTCTTGACGGTGTTCCAACTCTATAAGATACTCCAGTTTTTTTTGATCTATTTTCATAAATCATTAAACCTTGATTTCTTAATTTGCCAATCATTGCTGCTGGCGATTTAAGGTCGTAAACAGTTCTTAATTGTTTCCAAGTAACTGTAGCACCTTTTTCAAAAAGATTCTTAATCTTTTGTGTTTTAGATAGTTTCATATCTTCTCCTTCATTATTAAATAAAAATTTAAACATATGTTTAAACCCTCTCTTTCTGTCAGTTTTACAACCAGACACGGCGATTGCTTGAGCAATTCTTTTAGTCATCTAAATCTCCATCAGGTTCAAAAAACCCTAGTGTATCATTTAGATCCTTTAATTCTTTTTTGACATCACCTGAAATAGGTTTTGTCATAGCAGGTTTTTCTAACACATCAGCATAATCTAATTTTGCTGATACTGTACCTGCCTGATTTGTTTTTAACTTAACCATCTTATCTGCTAATTTTTGAGCAGGATGTGGCATACTGAAATCTCTATAAATCATACCACGCATTACATCAACTAATAATGCTAAGTCTTTTGTAAAATTAGGATTATTAGTTTTCATTGCTAAATCAACAAAACTTTTTAATAGATTCATACTAATATCATCTACAGCAGTTTCAACAAATTGTTTAGTTTGTTGTTTCTGTATTTCTTTAGCAACTTTTTCGCCCATTTTTTTTCTTTGAGCGTCAAGTTCTCTACTTCTATCGTTAACAATCCTATCACTAGGAAATTGTATAATCTTGTCGTTTGCCATACTACTACTTGATTTCACCTTTAAAATTTACTTTCCCTTGTTTTTCAAAATATTCTACAAGTTGATTATAACCACCGATTAGTTCGCCGTCTATTTTAATTTGTGGCATTTGCCTTACTTGTTTGCCAATATCCTCTAACATCATATCAATAGACTCAAACGATTCTAATTTTCTTTCTTCGTATTCAAGGCCAAGATTTTTAACAAGTCCTTTGGCCTTGGTACAATATAAACAGTTATCTTTACTGTATATTACTATTTTCATTAGATTTCTCCTCTTTTAAAAGATTGTTATAGGCAATGTTTGCCTTCTCTTTTAAATTGTAGGCGTCAACAGCTTCTTCAATAGTGAAGTTGTACATTTTATTGTACTCACCTAAAGGAAGTCTTAAACCAATCCAAGCACGGTAATAGTTTTGTTTAGTTAAGGTAACATCTTGTTCAAAGATTTCATATCCTCTCACTTTTGTGTTCTTAATAACATTTACTAATACAGACTCAACTTCAGTTACAACTGATTTAGTATTTGTTTTACCAAGTTCAGTTATGAATTGTTTTGACTCTTTGTTCATTTCACCTTTGATTATATCAGCAAGTTCACTTTTAGCAAGCATTTTTGCCTTCTCAATCGCAAGGTTTAAGTCTGGTGATACTGCCGTGGCAACACCATAGATACATTGTCTATCTTTGTCTTTGCCAAACATTTTGATTTCACACGCCTTCGACTCGTTTATGTCAGCCATATACCATTTTGGTACACTATCAACAACTTTGTTGCCTGACTCTTTCTTTATCTTATAATTACCAGCACAATTAGTCAGCAATACTGACATTGCTAATACTGATAATATTTTCATTTGTTTCATCATATTATTTTACACACTCCTTTTCATAGTATATAACAATTCTTGCATTTTGTCAAGCCCCATTTGAACATAGTTAAAAACATCACTAATACCAATGTCGGTTTGAGTTACAACAATTGTAAAGAGTCCGATTATGATTAAATTTTTAATCATTCTACCTCCCATTCACCGTTTATTTTTAAACACATCTTGCCAAACGACCTCAAGGCGTGCTCTGGCCGAGTATAATATCGGCAGTATTCTGGAGTAGTGGTTTCTCTATAATAAAACTGAGCAAATAGTTCCCAATAACCTGGTGTTTCTATACCCTTTTTACCATCAGCACACTCCAAAATTTCTTCTTTGATTATTTCGTCACCTTTTTGTTTAATGACTACTTTAATAAAACAATATTGACCATCTGTTTTTTCAGGTGGTATTCCTACAATCTTACTATGTAATATCTTTTCACCTGAAAAAGCTATACTCATTAAACCAGATGTCATTAGTAATACTAAAAAAATTAAAAATAATATTCTTTTTCTATTCATTGTTTTTCAATCCATCTGCCATCTGGCAATTGACAAGCAGTACCGAATACTACTTTTCTGTTCACACCACCTACACCGATTAACGGCCATTGATTTGATATATCAATTGTAGCATCATAATCCTTACATTTAAAAGGACCTTCTAGGTATGATCTGGTTACTTTAATTATGCCAGAGTTACCTGACTTTTGATTATACCAGTTCGTATAACTTTGTGTACTAGGACCATTGTTTAAATGATCTACAAAGACAGCATTGTGTACATCATAATCACTCTTATACATAATTTCAGCACCAGCAAATGCACCAGTTACAGCACAACCAGCAATCAAATAAGGATCCGATACTCCCATTTGTACACAAGCGGCAGTTGTTGTAGTTGTACCTAAAACAGCACCCACTTCGGATCTGTTTATGTTAGCACAATTAGTTAGCGATAAACTAACTACTAAAATCCATATTATTTTTTCTAATCTCATCACAAATTTTCTGACTATTAACACTTTTAACAATGTAATAATCTTCGTTATTATCAATTACATAATTATTAAAACCTTTTTCTTGCCAAAGTGTTTGTGCTCTAGCAGAAATAGGTCTGAATAAATGTGTACCGTCATTGGCACTAGTACATACAAAATCACCGATCATTATTGATCTTTCTTCTTAAAGATTTTGTTCCAAGGCCATCTTTGCATAGTCTTTGACCAAGTTTTCTTTTGATATGCCTTTGTCTTTTCAACTTCAGCACCAATAAAGTTAACAAGTTTACCTGGTGTTTCAGCAATCGCTGTACCAAACTCTTGTGGCGTTATTGTTTTCTTTTCGTCTGCTAATGATTCAGCGTAGTGTTGAAAACTGAATACTGCAGCCAAGAATAATATTAATAATATTTTCTTCATACTTTCCTTCCCATTGATTTAAAGTCGGCAGCGTCAACAACCTGATAATTACCTTTGTTGTAAGCGATACCGATAGTTTTACCAGCAGGCAATTGTACTTTTGGTAAAGTTCTCTTAACACAAGCACCTGGGATTCTATCACTCGTAGGTATAGAATTTCTTACTAGACCGTTTATATCTAACTGTAAATTAGGTAGATTGAAACCTTTATAGGTTTTCATAATAGACGGTCTATTAATTTTTTGATATTTCTCTTTTACTTTTTTAGTCATTAACTGATTGAGGAATTGATTCTGCTCTTTTTTCTGCAAAAGACATATTGAATACTTTTTGATAAAAAGTTTCTCTAGGATCTGTTGTTAAATAACAGTTCAATAGATTATCAAAATTAATATCTAATTCTGAATAGTATGATGGATTAGTCTTTTTAAGTTTTATATGATCTTGTAAGAATTGTATTCTATTCTTATAAACATCATTCTCTTTATCTTCATCTGTATCAAGTTTTGATAGAGCAATATCTTTTTGTTTAGCAACATCAAATTCTTTGAACAAGTTATCTTTATCGTATTTAAATGACATAGTGTATATTTCCTTCTGTTTTTGTTAGTTTATCTCTTAATAGTATCATAATTCGTCTTAAAAGTCAAGCATTAAAAAAGTGAGTAAAATCAACGATTTTTTATTATTTAATCGTCCGAGGATGACCGAGGATTGACGATTCGCACCCACCACGCACTCTTTATCACACATTATTTTCTACCTAAAGTTGTATTAATAAAGTCTTTAATATATGCAATTTTTACCTTATAGTCTGAAATTGACCAAGCAACCAGACCTATAAAAATTATTAGTAATAACATATCCATATTATTTACCTATATTACTTTCTGCTTCTAAATTAAGTGAAGTATCAATGTCTGATAGTTCTTTATCAGTAAATGTAGTTTCAGGTAATACATTACCATCTTTATCTCTTACTACACCTGCGTTCTTATCTTCTTCTTCAGGTGTCATAACTTCTACCTCGTCAGCATAAGTGTCAATATGTACATCTTCAGCCTCTTTTGCTTCTTCTAGTGTTTGATTGTATGTATCAGTATCCCAACTTACTTTACCCAAATACTTCGTTGTATCTGAATCTGTATAGTTAGCGTCTACCATATATGTTTCAACACCATCACTAGCATTCGTCATATCTTTACCTATCTTACTGTGATTGATACCACCAAAGTCTAAAAACTTTTGGTCTGCCTCGTCTTTGTCTTTTGCTAATACATCTTGTTCTACAACAAGAGTATAATATGTTTTCTTTCTGTATAGATTTTTACCTACATCTTGTTTAAATGTGTAAATATCTGTTTGTGGTTGTTTGTGCATTAGTCCTCCTACTTGTTATTTTCACTACTCATTAGCAATATGATATAGTGAATTGCTTTTAATAAATCTTTTCTGTTTCTACCGTTCTTCTTACCAAATCTAGCAAGATACTTAATAGCATTTGCCTGACAGAAATCTTTATCAATACCTAAATGTCTTAACATATCTTGTACTTGAAATCCGTCTTTCGTTGTACTATAATGTTCAGTATAGGTTGATTTAATATAATTGTCTATTTCTTTTATAATTTTATCTTCATTATATTTCATTATTGTAAACCTCTTTCATTATAAACTGGTACGTGTTTTTTTGTTTTTTTCAAATCAAAATCTTTTCTTAAAGATTGTCTATCCCATTTCTGACCATAGTCATTGAACAGGTTTTTATTACCAGCAGCTACATCTGGCCATACATCTTCATAAGTTTGATAGTATTGGTCTTCATCAATTAATTCAATTCTTGTAGAATTAGCAAAGTTAGATGCTGACTCTTTATAGTTCCAATCTAAAAACTTAATAATCTTCATCTTTGTTTTTTGACTTTTAAATTTTTTTCTAAACTTTTCTGGTACATTTCTATACACAGTTTCATAATGATAAAAGAAGTCACCTTGATATTCAGGATCCATATACTCTCTTAAATAACAAACGTTAAAAGTTTTACTCATTATTGTGTCAACGCCTCCTCAACATTATTCTCATCAATGCCTAACATATTAACATTTTCTACTTTTAAAGTCAAGTCACTAGCTTCTGTTAAGTCAATTTGACCATCTTTTAATTTAGCAATAATATTATCTACTGCTTTTTCAGCTGTTTCTTCAGCCCATTGTTTTACTTTTGACATAATGTATTCTCCTTTTTTGTTGTTTTCATAC